ACAGACAGTGGATGCAATCAGTTCTTTCTGGTCCTTCTACAACAACAAAATATAAAGCTAGTTATAGAACTAACTTACTGGCTGAGATAGTATCTGCTATCAACTGGAAGGTTGGAAACATCAATCATAAGTTTAGTTTTGACTACAAGTTTGGTGTGTTTCATAAAACATTCAGAGTTAAACCACCAACAGGCAAACAAAAAATAGATCAAGTTGAACAGATCAGTAGAAAACTCATGTTCAACGATCCAAATATATTAGCTAAGACACTGTTTGGTATTCAATACACCTGGGAAGACATAGATTCTTATGAGAAGATAACCCAGTTTATTAACACAAGAACAGGCCAGTATTGGAACTGTTATAACTTGGCACAACAGGAGTTTGTATCAAGACTAGTAAAAGAAAATTTACCCGTTCCTGATGATCTTAGATGGTTAATTCCTAGAGTTGTTTAAGTAAATCCAATCCCACATATCCCGCCTCAAAATCCCTAATTCTTGCTTTGGATAGTTCTTGCCTAAAGGCTATCAAATTCATTTTATAAACCTTTAAAAACTCATTTGGATCTAGGTCTAGGTTGTTGGTAATCTTTTCACATCCTGTTGCTAAGAAGAAAAAACGTTTACCAAGAGAGAAGGGTGAATAGTGTTTTGAATACATAAATCTTAGCTCTCCTTGATATCCAGTTTCTTCTCTTAGTTCTCTCTTAGCTGCTGAGAATATACTTTCATTATCCTCCATTCCACCACCTGGAAGTTCAAATTCCTCTTTTTCAGTGTTTGGTCTAAACTGTTTTACCAGTATTACTTCTTGAGTATTGGTAATTGTAACAATACACACACTGTTTTTATCTTTAGTGATATAATATTCATCATACATTCCGTTAGGAAGTAAGAACGTTTTCTTTAAAGTCTCTACTGGTTTGGGATTAAAAGGATAGGTTTCGGAACTAACAGCTTCTGTTTTCACAGAGGTTAATTATGAATTTGGTTCGGAATCTACTACGGGAGGAGTTACTACTTCTGGTTGTTCTTCAACTAGATCTCTTGACACAACTAACCATTCATTTTGTACAGCTACTAATCTGACTGTATCTCCAGGTCTGTCAAGTACATATTTAAGTCCTCCTTCAACTTGTTCTCCGTTTTCTGGAAGGACAGTAACTTTTTTGAGTGATTTTGGGTGTCTCTTAACCATCAACCACATACCTTCTTCATGTTTTGGTAGTTTTAGGTTTACAGTTTTAGGATTGTTACAAACTACCAAAACACCAATAACGGGTTGAATGTCACAACTGGCTGAAACTAGTTGTAGTTTTTGTAGTTTTCTTTCAACCCCGGTTGGAATTGTTGGGATAGATTCAGGAATTTCTTTTAGTTTTTCTTTAAGTTGTTTTAGTTCTTGGTTTACCAAAACTCTTTCTTCTCCAGAACCAATATAAAGTTCTTGATCTACAGTAAGAAATCCTTCAACTCTTGTCCCTGTTTCATCGCTTTTTGTTTGAGTGATTCCTTTTTTTGATATATATGTTTGCATGTTTTGTTGTTCTTTCATTGTTATAGCGGCCATTCTTTTCCTGTTACTTGTTTAAATTCTGCTTTTGCAGCGGATCTTTGGTTCAAGATTTCCATGACAGAATCTATGGTAGCACCTGGATTAACAAGTTCTTCTTGAAATTGTTTTGATGTTTTTAGTACCTTGACAAATACCTCTATTTCTTTAGGTGTTCCTCTTAGCTTCCAATATAAAGGTGCTCCTTTAGTCATCCAAGCAAGGATATTCCCAAAAAACATTTTACTAACAGGGTTCATTTCTAGTTGTTTATCCACAGTATTTTTTCTCTTGTGGTTAATTATCAACAATGCCACCAACTCTGAACAACAACAACACTCAAACAGGAGGTACAGAAGATCTTAGCAAACAACTGAAAGAAAACATCCAGTTGTTAACTCAACAAAACAAATTGTTGAGTGATCAAGCTGACATTCTTAGTAGTTTGGTTAGTTCAATGAAACAGATGTCCATGAAAGGGCAAGTTAAAGAACTATCAGATGCTACTGGTTTGATGGGTTTGCTGACAGGTAAGATGAGAACAGTCCAGAAAACTGCTAAAGGACTGGATGTTATAGGTACTCTACTCCATGACAACTCAACCAAAGCTAAACTCTTAGGAGCAGCTTATGGAATATTAAATGATTATCATGTAAAACTAGGAGGAACAGGAGCGGCAGCATTAACAGGATTTGCTCAAGGAGCTAAACTTAGTATCAATCTCACTAAGGTGTTAATAACAAACGCCAAGAATGTTGCTGCTTCAATGGGACATTTTGCTGCCAGTGTTATCACGTTTCCGTTTAAGATGTTACGTGGTTTAATTGAAATGGCTGATACTGGTGGAAGTAATGAACTTGCAACAGAGCTAGAAGAAATACGTAAACAGTTTGGTTATCTAAAAAGAGAAGCTGGTGGAGCTATTATTGACCTTGCAAAAGGTATGAAAGGTCAACTTGCCAACACAGGACTAAGTGTTTATAGAATCTTTGGTAATTTGGTTGGTAGGTTACAATACTTCCGAGAATACGCAACCAAACTTGGACCTCTGTTTGATGGATTGTTAACTGGGACTTTAAAAGTAGGTGAAGGAGGGGCAGAAGCTCTAGGAGCTTACAATAAAGCTCTAGGATTTACTGATGAAGGTTTAAAAGCCGTAGCTTCAAGAGCTTTTAGTTCTGGAAAAGATATCAATGAACTAAACAGAGAGATAGCAAACTATTCACTGCAACTATCCAGTAGTTTTGGTGTTACCATGAAAACCATTTCAAGAGAAATTGGTGACATGATGGCAGACTTTCAACACTTTGGTCATCTTGGGGTTAGAGAGTTAAGCCAAGTAGCTGTTTATGCTAGAAGATTAGGAGTTGAAGTTAAAGCTCTTGGTGGTGTCATGGATAAATTCATGAACTTTGAAGATGCTGCACAAGGGGCAGCACAACTGTCACAAGCTTTTGGACTTAACGTTGATGCTCTCAGGTTAATGAAAGCTCAAGATCCAGCAGATAAAATAGAACAGTTAAGGAAAGCATTTTTCCAAGCTGGTAGATCTGTTGAGAACATGACTTATCAAGAAAGAAGGTTGTTGGCACAACAAACAGGTCTTGATGATGCTTCTGTTGGCTTGGTGTTCTCCTTGAAAAATCAAGGACTTTCTTATGATCAAGTTAAAAAGAAAGGTGACACAGCTAGGAAGAGTCAGTTAACACAAGCAGAAGCTCTACAAAAACTATCAGGAGCTATTGAAAGACTTGTTAAATCAGGCAGCCCTTCAAACCTTGGATTCATTGATAGATTTATTAAAGGATTCTTAGTTGGTATAAGAAGGTCAAGAGAGTTCCGACAAGTCTTACATGCTTTACGAAATACCCTGCATCAAACATTTAGGGCTGGTATTCAAGTAGGGAGAATGTTTGTTCAGATATTCCCAGGCGTTAAACAATTCTTTGAAGGATTAAAAGGATTCTTTAATCCAAGAGGGTTTAGAACAATGCTTGGAGGAGTTAAAACAGCCTTCCATACATTCTTTGAACAGATTGCAGGAAAGAATCCAAGAGCTTTTCCAAGTTTGTTAAAAACTCTAAAAGAAACCTTTTTCAACTATTTTGATAGCAGATCAGAAGCAGGACAGAAGTTTCTTGGCGGAGCAAAAGCTATGTTTTCTGCTTTCTCCCAAATAGCTAACGGAATACTGTTAGAAGCAATATCTGGGGTTACTAAAGGTGTTAATATTCTTGTTGACATAATAACAGGAAGGAAAAGTTTAAATTCCATAATCTCTACGATGAGAGCAGGAGGAGGATTTTTTGGATCTATTCTCAATACACTGTTAGAAGGGGTTGATACTGCTGGTGCTAAACTGTTTGAAGCACTTAAAGGATTGTTTTTTGCCGCTTGGACAAAAGCCAAACTATATATCATAGGTTTACTTGAGGTTGAAATAGGAGGAACTGTTGCTGTTAGTGCAGGTTCTGCATTTGTCAGAGGTTTACTAACAACTATAGGTGGAGGGTTACTAGAAGGTCTTACAGGGGTATTAAAAAACTCAGTAGAGGCTAGCATGGAAAAATTAAAGGAAGCCACTGCAAAGGCTGCTGGTGCCTCTAGTGGAGTAGGTAATTTAGCTGGTGCTGCTGATGCTGCTAAGGGATCTACTGGAGTTGTTGATTCAGCTTCTGGACTTGGGGCGGCGGCAAACAACTCAAAGATCAACCCAAACTCACTTGCTCAAATAGCTCTTGTAGCAGGCTTCATAGCAATAGGGTTTGTTGGGTTGTTGTTTGCTATGAAGGCTACCATCAACTATATTAGACAGAACAGAATAACTCCAGGTGAGATTGCTAAAGCAGCATCAATTATGGTTTCTGCTGGTGTTGCTTTAGTTGCTGCTGCTGGTGCTGCTGCTTTGGTAGGATTAGCTTCAAAATCAATGGCAGGAGTTAACCCTGCTGCTATGGCAGGAGCTTTCCTAGGGCTTGGAGTTGTTATAGGTGGTATGATATTAACTGCTTATGGTATGACAAGAGTGGTTAAAGAAAACAGATTCACCAAAGAAGATGTTGCTAAATCAGTTGTGTTGATGGCTGCAACAAGTGCTCTTGTTTTAGCTGCTTCTGGTGTTTTAGTGGTTGCTACAGGTCTAGGAACATTATTTGCTCTAGCTCCTCAACTAGCAATAGCTTCTGCAATAGGACTTTTGGCTATTGGTTTAGTTGTTGATGTTATGGTTAAAGGTACTATGGGTATCATGAGAACCATTGATAGATTCAGACCTTCTCCTGGATTTGAGGCTAAAGCAGAAACATTCTTAAAGGTTATATCTGGAGTTTCGGGATTTGTTCAATCTTTTGCGGGAGTTGCTGGCGCTCTAGCTCCTAGTGCCTTTGGTAGTTTAATCAGTGCATTATTTGGTAATGATCCACAAAAAGAACTTAGAGCAACCCTACAAAAGGTTCTAGAAATCATTACTGTATCAACGACTCAGATAACTCTTATAACTGACACCTTATTAAAACAAGCTTCTAATGCTACTATTGAACAATTACAAAAACTGGATACACTTGTTACTGCACTTGGATCTATTGGTAGTTTTGTTAAAAACCTACAACCAAGTGCAGAGTTGTTAAAAAATACTAGTGCTTGGTTTGAAGTTGCTGATGTTGTTCCTAAAATTCAAGAAACTAGTATCTTCATCAGAAGAATGTCAATAGCAATAAGTTCTGTTGTTGATACGGTTTTATTAGCTATTAGAACATTAAATCTTCAAACATTCAATGAAAGTTCTCTCAAGGGAGCAGAAATGTTTACAACAGTTCTTAAAGGGGTTGGTGATCTAGCACAGTCATTGATGCCTAGAACTGGAACCTTAGAGCAATTAAACAAGTCTGCTGATTTTGCAGGAGCTTTAGGACACGTATCAACATTCATGAATGGAATGATTAATAATCTCTTAAACACAGGTCTTTTAACTTCTATTAAAACTGTTGTAACAAACATAGTAGACAAAATTAAAGATTTGAATCCCCAACAAATAGCCACTTTGACAGCCGTTGCTCCTGCTTTGAATGGAGCTATGAGGGGTATTGTAGGAATAGCTAACCTGTTTACTAGTTTAACTGGAAGTTTTTTTGCTAACAGAACAGTAGATACTGGTGTTATTTTTCAGGTAACACAGTTTGTAAACAGTTTGATGGAAAGAGTACAGGCAATTCTGCCTGAAATTATCCAGAGAATATCAACTATAAGACTAAATGGTAATCAAGGAAATGAAATCAAAGGTAAGATGTCTGTTGTTAAATCTACCTTTGAAAGTATCCAGACAATTCCTAGTGTGTTTGAAGCTTTGAAAGGTTCTGGTACAGGAAATGTGTTTATGGCGGCAGTTACCAAACTAAGAACAATATCAGCATTTATTAAAACTATGTTTGATACCACCCAAGGAACTCCAGGTGGAGAACTAAAAGCTGGACTTGACAGAGTAGCAGGTTGGCAAATTCCTCCTGGTATATCAGAGAAGATAGGAATGCTATCCAGAGTTAAAAACTTGTTGACTGCTACTGGAGAAATTGGTTCTGTTCTTTCAACTGTTAGCACACAAACCCAAGCGATGGCAGCTAGGATTGAAACAAACACAAGATCAAGAATAGGTGATTCAATCAGAGCCATGGTTACTGAAATAAACAGTATATCAACAGAACTACAAAACATCAAAGATCTACCAAACGTTAACGTAAGTCTAAGAAGACTAGCTAATGATATAGGATTAGGAGAAAATGGTGAGTTTTCTATTCACAAAGGAAACATCAACCTGAACATGAAATTCCAAATTGTATTGGATTCAAGAGATTTGCAAACTTCACTTGTTCAAACTTCAAGAAATACTACACAAGGTCCAAGAGTAGTAGTAACAACTACATAAACATACCCCCGAATCTCTGATGCCCCTTGTTTCATAGGTTAGTGTAATCTTATTCAAGTAGGAGGGAGGAGAGGTATGTTCTCTTGTGTTCTGGAATGAAGTAGTATTTAACAAATATAGTTCATGCCCCCTTCAATAATAAACCCATCAGGTAGAAGATTAGTAGTAGTTCTTGAGAATACAGGACCAGAAAACATGACAAATGTTGAACGTCCTGATGACATAGTTCCAGAACTTAAACAGTTTTATGGAGGTTTTACTTCAGACATGAGTAGGGTTAATGATCTGTTTCTTGATTCTGGACAAACTACTGAGTCAACAGCTAACAGAATTGTTGATGCTAGTTCTATTAACAGTCAAACAACTATTAGAAGAATAGTTGGAACAGGTTTGGTAGGAGGTTTCTTACTAAAAGCTGCTGGGTATAATGACAGTTCTAACTCTGGAATGTTGGACACTAGAAAACAAGGAAGATTCTTGGTTAAGAAATCAAGATCTGATGTTAATCAACAAAACTATGATGATGTTAACCAAATCTACAATGATGTTAACCAAAATCTTGGTGAATCTAAGTTTTCAAGAAGAGTTAATGAGGTTTTAACAGACAACAATCCTCTTACAAATCCTGATAGCCCTTTAATAGATGTTAATAAAACTTTTAATGAACTGGAATCAAAATTAACAGTAGGGTATACACAGAAGAATAATTTTGGGGTACATGCACCTAAAAATTTTCCAGTGGTACTAACAAACACAGGAACAAAGATCCTTGTTGAAGATCTAAAAAAACTGGGAGATGTTCTTATGTTAAGAAGTTCTGGTGAACTAGCTTCTGCTATCAATGTTCAAGAACCTAGTTTGATTCTCAACACTGTTGTTCCAGGTTTGGCACGACTTGGCAAGAAGATTCCTATATCCAGTATTAAAATAACAGAAGCATATAAAACTATCAATCCCAACTATGAGGAGTCAACTAGTTTGATTGATGATTCTGATGTTACAACCTACGGAAACACTAACAATCCTTCAGCAACATTTACAGGTTTTAACAGTATGCCTTCGTTAACCCTTGCAACTGCTCTGATGTTGTCAATAGGTGGTATATTAAAATCAATTGTGGCTATATATAAAGCTCACAATTCAAGTCTTTCTGCTATCCCTACAAATCCAGTAACAGAAACATCAGATTTTTATCAGAACCATTCAAGGAAACTAGGACATTCAAGAGTTACGGTTCAAACAAAAGACAGTCTAATTTCTAGATTTGGTGTGGAACTGAACATAGTTGAAACAAAAAATGATCTGATAGATTGTATTGACAAAGGTATTTCTATTTATTTCAATTCAGAAGACAACAGGTTTTTCGCTGCTAATCCTTTAAGTGCGGCACAAACAATATCCCAAAATCATGGTTATTATAACACTGTTCTAAGACAAGTTATAAGATCAGCTTTAGATTTTTCTGTTCCAGTTGTGGTATCAACCATCAACCTTGCACAAGGATCAGGAGCTAAAAAACAAGATGTTCAAGACTTGGTTAACTCACTTAATCCTATTGAGGTAGTAAACAAACTCAACAGTTCTCCTATTATTGGATTTTTAAATGTTATATCTACAATAGGAGACATAGCTCTTGATTCTGAGTTTTTACAAACAGATGTTTTAGACAGATATAATAGTATTAACAGTTCTGATGCTTTAATTGACGAAAAAGACCCAGAAGGTGTGGGTTTAAATCCAGCTATTGTTATAGCAAAAGGAAGACTGTCAGATGGCAAACATGCCTGGAGAACAGAATCCGCCAAGTCTTTGTTAATACTTCCAGAATCTGTTGTTAAATCTGCTGAAAGGTTTAATGGATCCAAAAAAAGAGACGTTGAATCTTTTGCAACAAATTTTCATCTAGGAACCAACCCTGCCGATTCAAGAAAAACTCTTTTGGTTACTACTGATCAAAGTTTAACAAATGGCAATAGAATCAAAACTGAGTTTCTTAACAAGATGGAACAACATCTTGAAAAAGACTATGTTCCGTTCTATTTTCATGATCTAAGAACAAATGAAATCATATCTTTTCACGCATTTTTAAACTCAGTCTCCGATGGTTTTGATGCAAGTTATGAAGAGACTGAAGGTTTTGGAAGAATAGATCAGACAATGGTGTATAAAAACACTAGAAGAAGTATTAATGTTAGTTTTAAACTTGTTGCCCTTGATGAAGAAGATTTTGACATGATGTGGTACAAGTTGAACAAGTTTATTACTTTAGTTTATCCACAGTGGTCAGAAGGAAGACAGTTATCATGGGGTGTAAACAACAAGATAACTCAACCTTTCTCACAACACATAGCAGCTTCACCTATGGTCAGATTAAGACTAGGTGATTTGTTTAAAACAAACTATTCTAAGTTTTCATTAGCTAGATTGTTTGGTATTTCAACAGATCAATCAAAGTTTAACCTTGATAGGTTGTCACAACTAAACAATTCAAACAGAGATAATGACAGTACGTTCTTAACACAACAACAAGTAGCTCAAAGAATCAACAGCATGATCAGGAACAGAGAACAAGGTGATTATTCAAGAGGTGATATTCTAAGAGTAAGACCTAATGGTACTGGTGCTGCTTATGTTCAAGGATACTCAAGAGTTGTTCCCCTTGAACAACAGTCTGCTATATCTGTTGTAAACAGAACAAGAAGAAACAACAGAACAAGAGACAGAGGAGTTTTTATAACTGGAACTCAAAACAGAGCAGTGGTACAAAGATCTACACCAACAGATTTTGTTGTAACCTTGCTAAGTCCAGTAGGTGAAGATCCAGGTGAGTTTATTGTACCAAGAAATCAAGTATTAGTAGATTTTGAAGATGTTAGATCAAGAGTTACAAGACAGGTATCAACTCAGAACAGTAATAACAATCCAAACACTGCTGCTGAAACAGATGAAAGAGCAGTTAGTAGTTTCTTGAGTGATGAAGGAAACCCAATTTTTAAAGCTTTTAGTTCTGTTCAGGGAAAAGGTCTAGCTGGGTTTATTAAATCTATTAGACTTGAACCACAAACAAGCCATTGGACTGTTGATTTGTACAACAGTAGAGCTCCACAAATGTTAGAGGTAAGTTTTGATTTTGCCCCTATTCATGATATCATGCCTGGAATTGATTCAAATGGTTTTATGACTTCACCTATCTATAATATAGGAAAAATTAACGGCAAACTAGCTAGTGATAATTCTACAGATTACAATGTTCAAGAAACCAAATTCGCAGAAGCAAGAAAGAGACTGATTTATAAAACATGACCGTTAGAAGATACTCCAGAACTCCTATTATCAATGGCAACATGTATGGTAGTTGTTACATTGTTTCTGCTCTTAGAACAGCTATAAAAAACAACCAGATAAATTTTGAAACAATTATTCTACAACAAAGAGAGAGACTTGATACTTTGTCAGCACAGATTTATGGTGATGGTAAATTGTGGTGGGTTTTAGCTGCTGGTTCTGATATTGGATTTGGTTTACAAGTACCTGCTGGAACTATAATCAGAGTACCAAACATAGAACAAGTTTCAAACTTGGCAGGAGAATAACAAACGTGTCAAGGGATTTTAACATTAGTTTAGACAGAATTCTTGTTGCTAGTGCGGTTGACAAACTATCTCCTTGGTTTGGCTTACATACTAGTTCTGAGATAGCAGAAACTCTGGCCCTAAGAACCATTCAAGGTTTTTCTAACTCAGTTCCAGACAGAGGGAACAGACCTCCTCCACAACTAACAGAACTAGTAAATTTAGTAACAAACACACAAGATGGAGCTCTAACAACTAAAGATTTAATAACAAAACTATCAGAACTGTTTAGAACTATCCCTAATGTTGCCACAACAGTTATTGGAAGAGATACCACTGCAAATTATTCAGAGAGAATACGGAGATTTTGTAAGTTGTTTTACGAAACAACTAGTTCTGGAGAAGATCTACCATTTATTTCCCCAACTATTAATCAGATGTTAGGGCGTAGCAATCAAGGATCTATCAACGCTAACCCTAACAGTCCTAGTAAGATTAATCCAGGTTTATCAGTGATGTTTATTAACACTCATCAAATAGGACCTGCTGTTAAAAACACAAACTTACTAACAGTATTTTTTAATGGGATATCCCCTGTTGAGTTTTCAAGGGCAGTTCCTTTTATCAAAACAGAGTTCATGTTTGGGAGAGAACCTACTGATGTTAATAATAACCTACAAACTTTGAGTCTGTTAAAGTTTTTAGAAGGAGCAGTTAACGTAGGAACAACAGGTACAGCAAAACTACTAACAGATTTGAACACCATACCAGGAACCATAGAAGGTGGAAGATCAACAAACTCAGGAATTCTTTCAACGGCTGGAATGGAATTATTTTGTTCTCCGCAAACACTTGTTAATCCTTTAAGTTCACAGAGTTCTGCAACAAGAACTGTTCCTGTGATAGACACCTTCAGACCTTTTCTAACGTTCAAAGCACTTTCTGTTGACGTTGCTCCTTCTCTTGGTTTAATGTCTTATAAAACAGCTAAAATGGAGTTTGTTCTGCATGACAGATCAAGAATGCATGAGATAGCTGATTTTATAAAACCTGATTTATATGGAACAACAGAGATATTACTTGAATATGGTTGGAGTCATCCTGATAAAACTCTTGTTAACCCTTATGGAGTTTTGATCAACGGGCTCAGGGTTAAAGAAAAATATGGGATTAGAAATGTAAATTTTAATTTTGATGGGGCTGGACAGGTAAATGTTACTCTTGAATTGTTTATGAAAGGAAGTAATGATTTTTATACTCAAACAATATCGCAGTATGAAAATGGCACTGAGAACATCATCAGAACAATTGAAAGATTAACAAATATAGTAACTTCACTTGAAAGAAGAGGAGTTGTAGGAAATGCTAGAAACTCTGGTTCTGAAAACAGAACCAGAGAAATTAGAGGAGTTCAGTTGTTAGAAACAGCAAGTGATTGGCAGTCAAGACTAAGACTATCCTCTGACATGGTAAACAACCTGAGAGATCTTGAAACAAGTCTTAGTAGACACGCTTCAAATGAGAACATAACTAGATTAAGAGACAGTTTAAGACAACTGTATCAAACAAGAACTAGTCAGACAGCACCAGATAACAATGGAGGTAGTTTGGCACAACTAACAACCACTACTCAAAGAAGTATTGAATCAAGATTTAGTTTATTGTCTAACACTCCTGATTTATTCATTGCTGGAAATATTATACCAGAAAACATAACAAGAGAAGCAAGAAATCTTGGCAGACCTGTTTATGAGGGTGGAGGAACGGGAACAAGACCTGTTCTTAGAGAAGCAACAATAAACAATACCTATGGAAACAACGTGATAAGTCTAGCAAAACTCATGTTGGTTTTTGTTGGGGAACCTCTTGCCAATACACACAAATATGATGATGTACAGTTTGTTTATTACCCATTCAATCAGTATGCTGGATTTGCCAATACCATCAATATAGGACAATTTCCAGTTGATGTAAGATATTTTATTCAACAGTATACTCGTTATAGAACTGAGAACCTTTCAAGAGCAGCAAATATGTCTCTGAAAGAATTTGTTGAGTTTGTTGCCAATGTTTTGATTGATGATCCAGGTGCAACTATTTACGGAATTTCTGACTTATATCAAGAAGTTAGAAATAGACAAACTGGAGAAGTAACAGTAAGACCCAGAGGAAACTCAATTGAATATCAAACAAGACTTGAAAACAGAATGAGGGAAAGAACACCTGACGGAACTTTTAAAATGCCACAAGTAGACTTTTATGTTGAATGCCTTCCTAATAAACAAACTGGTGAAGGACAACCTCAACAAGTTAAATCTATTTTAAAAGTTCATATATTTGACAAACAAGCATCAATGTATGAATCACAAGCAGCTATTCTTGCTTCAGCTAGAGAGAATGTTCTTACTTCAATAGGATCAATTCCAACCAATGTTTCTGATGGTGAACCGGAGATAAGACAATCAGTTTCAACAACTTCTAATACTATCATAAACATGGCAGTTAATGAAGGTTTAGTTGAAAGGATTAACTCTTCCTCAAACACAGAAGAAGCTCCACAGTACAGAATACTTGGAGGACCAAAAAAGATAAAAGAATTCTTGATGTCAACCATGCCATATATCATCTATGGTATTCAAGGTTCAACAATCAAAGGTGGAGCAAACTTAGCTTCACAACAAGATCCAGCTTTGTCTACAGTAAACATGTTGAGAAGTTTCAGAGCAGGGCCTTTGCAAGCTAACGGGGAACAACCAGGAGGATTGCCTCTTAGTATTATTCCATGTGAGCTATCTCTTCAAGCTCATGGTTGTCCTCTCCTTGATTTTGCTCAACAGTTCTTTGTTGATTTTCAAACTGGTACCTCTGCTGATAACATCTATGGAGTAACAGGTCTTTCACATAAAATCAGTCAAGGAGTTTTTGAAACAGAAATCAAGTTTACTCCTTTTGATGCTTATGGAAAATATTCTTCCATGATTCAAAAAATCAACCAAGCAGCTACACGTATGGATCAAAGGTGATTACATCATATCCTTCAATCATTCATAGTATTTGAGTATGAAGTTTTTTCTTGGTTCAACTATAACAGGTTCACAAAATAGTTTTTATGACTGGATAAATCAAAAGTTTGTAACTGTTATTAGTGAAACAGATATAATTTTAGAATTTAAAGACCTTGTAGCCCTCTCGGAATTATTATCTGACCAAGACATGTTAAACATATTTCCTGGCAAGGAATACACCTCTGTGTTTGAAGAACAACTAGGTATAAAAAATACTAACAAAGATAAAATACCTTGGGGCAGTTGTTTGTCTTCAAAAATATTCCATAAAAGACTTAATCAACTTGGGAACTATCTTATAAACCATGAACAAGATTTAAGATATTATTTTGGATATTATCAACAATCAAACAGTTGTTTGACAGATTTAGTTTCTCTAAACAACCCTCAGTTTATATTAAACCATCCAACAGCTACTAGTTTTTATCCTGATGCTTCTGGTGATCTTGATATACCCGTTTATAACAGAACTACTAGCATAACAGGAAGACTAAAAATAGTATCTGGACCTGAAATATTATCTCTTGAAAAAACACTAAGACTTGACTTGTTAAAAAACAGATGTTTTGAACTGGATTTTAATGCTATAGAACCAAGACTGTTATATGTTTTAGCTACTGGAAAACCTGTTAGTAGTTCTGATGATTTTTATATGATTGTGAAACGTGATTTAAAATTAAACAATCTAACAAGAGATCAGGTAAAGCATTTAGTTCTTTGCAGCTTATATGGAAGTGATACCGAACAAGATAACATCCTTGAATATTTTAACATAGAAGAATTTAGAGAGAAACTGATAGATGAAAGAACCAAGCAACAAGATGGATCTATTACTAACTGGTTTGGTAGGAGAATTAAACCACCTGTTAAAAACTCAAACATTATCAACTACTATGTTCAATCAACTGCTATTGATTTTGTACTTCTGTGTTTTTCATGGCTGATAAAGAACCATCAAGAAACAATAAAACCAGTGTTTGTTCTAACAGATGCTCTCTATGGATTAAACAATCCTAATCATCTTCCAGATATTGCTATATTAAACAAAACCATTAAACAGTTAACAAACTCCATGTTTCCGGGGTCTGAGTTTCCAGTAAAACTATCCTGTTTAAACTGATATTCTTTCTGTTATACTGGTTTGTATGAGTCAATCTACCATTACCAAACAAGAACTAGAAATTATAGGTAAAAACTGGGAGTTCTTTAAAAAACTAGCAGGTAAAATTACCAGAGATAGTTCTAATATTACAGCTTTTTTAGAGTTTCTTGAAGAAGATAAAACATTCTTAACTTCTCCTGCATCAACCAGACATGAATATACCGGATGCTATCATGGAGGTTTATTGGAATTATCTCTAAAAACTATAGAAAAAATAATTCTGCTAAAAAAACATGTTTATGATAAAAAGAACATATCAAATGATAGTTTGTTGTTAGTTGGATTGTTTGGCAACATTGGTAAGATAGGATTAAATCTTCCAAAGAAAACAGAAACAAAAACAGAAGAATACTATCTGCCACAAACAAGTAAATGGCATAGAGAACAAGGACAACTCTATACCATCAATCCCGTTCTATCACACTGGAATGTTGGACAGTTAAGTTTATTTAATCTTTCTAATCATGGAATCTCACTAACAGATGAAGAATGGTTTACAATCAATGCTTTACACTCCTATAAAGAAGAAGCCGTAACCACTTTTCTGAAAGAATCACAACCAGAACTCTTGTTAATTTCCAAACAAGGAACCGAGTTAGCTGCTTTAGAACTCAAAAATAAACTCTCAACAACCTCAGTTTAGTAGATACAAAACGTCACTGACAAGTATACTTATATGGTAAGAGCCCATCCAAGTGTAATTTTACACCAACTAATTGCTCTTAAAAGGAATAAACAGAAATAAAATGTCATCATATCTAGACGCAATCAAAAACAAAATAGAAGAACAACAAGCAAAAGCAAACAAAAAAGCATCAGCATCAGGGGATAAAAAACAAGGACCATCCTACTTTAAACCAGAAGTAGGAAAACAAGAGATCAGACTTCTTCCTTATAAAAATCCTGATACTGGAGAACCTTTCTTTGTAGTTTACTACTACGAGTTTCTTTCATCAAAGGGAGAGAGGAGAGTAATTGCTCCTTCAACATTTGGTCTAAGAGATTTGGTTAAAGAAAGATTTGAAAAAGAAAGAAAGAACAACTGGGATTTAGCTAAGAAACTTAAAGCTAAAGAAAGAGTTTATGGTTTGGTTCTTTCAAGAAAAGAAGAAGATAAAGGAGCACAGCTTTGGGAGTTTGCTCCTGAACTAAGAGAGAAGTTTTATTCTGAGTTGATGTACGAAGACAACGCTGAAAAAGAAGTGTTTAGTACAACAAACGGAAATGACTGGACACTTGAAGTTAAGATCAAAATGAAAGATGGAAAACCTGATACATTCAATGGTTATCCAAAGAAAGATCTCAACCCAAAACTAAGAAGCAAAGCCACTAAACTTCTACAAGATCTTGACAAAGCTAACGAGATGGTTGAAAACTTGTTAGTCCTACATGATTTCTTTAAAGCTCAACTACTAGACGATGAAGAACTAGAAGAAAAACTAAACGCATTCATTGATGCACACAACAGTGGTTCAACAACCTCAGAATCATCTTCATCCACCTCTGATTCTACTAAAGACAGTGACAAGGATGAAAAAGCATCCAAAGCTGTTGATGACTTGTTCAAAGGTCTGAAATAATACCAACAAAAGAATAAAAGGAAGGAATGAAAGGCGTTAGTTTATAACGCCTTTTGTGCATAGTAATGACTAAAAAAAGAAAAGTAACAAATAATAAAAGTTGGGTGGTTTCAAAGCTAGAAGGAAAAGAAAATGCGTTTCTTTACTCCTCATGTTTTCTAGGTTTTGATGCTGGGGAAACTGTTAAAGTTGATAGCGGTCATACGTTTGAAGCTGAGTTAAAAGTATCTGAGATGCTGTTATATCAAGAAACAGAAGAAGAATGTGACAAACCTGTTCCACTAGGAGAAAAGAAACTTCTATTAACAGACAGCCAAGGGAATGAACATCATGTGTTCTTAACTGACATTCCAGAGTTTTTAACAGCAGTTCCAGAAATAAAACATGGAGTTGTTAGAGGTACTTGGGGATTCAAGTATGATCCAAAGAATGAAACATATGGACTAAGATATGTTGGAAAGATGAAAGGTGATTGATTATGGCAAGACCAAAGAAACAACTACAACCAACTCAAGAAGTAAACATTACATTAAAAAGTGATGGTATTTCTATGCCTTCAGATATGAAAGATTTTTCAAAAGACTTAATAAAAGATCTGAACAAAGAACTAGGTTCAGCAGTGATGTTTAATCTTGGTGATGGCAATGCTCCTACTGTTGTTCATAGGTGGGTAAGTACAGGTTCAAAACAACTGGACTATATCATAGGAAACATCCCAACAATCGGTGGTGGTTTACCAGAAGGAAGAATCATTGAACTACAAGGTCCTACGGGGTGTCACGGAAAAGGTGACAAAGTTTTGATGTATGATGGTTCTGTAAAAAACATAGAAGATGTTCTGGTAGGAGACAAATTAATTGGACCTGACTCTGAACCTAGAACTGTTCTCTCTTTACACAGAGGCAAAGATTCAATGTTTGAATACAAACCAACAAGATATGGAAAAACATATCATGTAACTGGAAACCATACACTTGTTTTTAACAAAGGTGGAAAACAAATTCAAGAGATAGTAAATGAGTGGATAAAACATAGCAAAGGATATCAAGATTCTTGCACTGTTGTTAAATCAAAAGAAATTACGTTTAATAACAACAAAAAAGAAAAAATTATTCCACCTTATATTCTTGGATTGTTATTAGGTGACGGTTATCTAAATGACCGAAGAATAGAACTAACAACCGCAGATCAAGAAATAGAACAAGAATATACAAGTTTTATTAATAGTCTTGGTTATAAGATTTCTGTTCATCCAAAAAAGGATAACAAAGCCAAAGGATTGTATCATATAACAGGTACAAAAAACAATCTTCCAATTAGTTCAACTAATCAAGATAAAGATGTTTTAAGATCAGAACTAACCAGATTAGGATTGTTGAACACTAAATCAGGGAACAAATTTATTCCTGTTGATTATAAAATTTCTTCTTCAAAAGATAGATTAGAACTTTTAGCAGGATTGATTGATACAGATGGTTATTCAACTAAAACAAACTATGAGTACACTAGCAAATCATTAACTCTAGTTGAAGATGTTTTATTTGTTCTTAGAAGCGTAGGATTACGTGCTTCTATTCCGTCAATAAAAATTATTAATGGTGAAAACTACTATAGAATAATAATAGGTGGAGATGAACTAGATCAAATTCCATGTAGACTTCCACGTAAACAAATTAAAGAACATAAAATTGATAAAAAATCAAACAGTTCTAGATTTAGTTTAAAACACATAGGTGATGGTGTGGATTATTATGGAATTACGGTTGATAAAGATAATTTATATCTTGGTGAAGATTTTACTGTTATAAAAAACTGCGGTAAAAGCCATATTGCAGCATTAGCAGCAAAAAACTGTCAGTCAATGGGAGGTTTAGTTGTTTATGTTGACACAGAGAACGCTACTTCACCAGAAAACCTTGCAAGACTAGGAGTTGATGTAAAGAAAAACTTTGCTTTTGCTCAGTGTTCCTGTACAGAAGATGTATTCAAGATCATTGAATCAACTATCCTTAAAGCAAGACAAATAACCGCAGATATTCCTATCTTGGTTGTTTGGGATTCAGTAGCTAATACTTCACCAAAAGCAGAACTTGAAGGAGATTATGATCAAAACACTATTGGTCTTCAAGCTAGAGTTCTTGGTAAAGGTTTCAGAAAGATCACAAACCTGATAGGAAACCAACATGTTATTTTGCTTGCCCTGCAACAACAGCGCGAGAAAATCGGGTGTGTGAGTCCAGAAACAATAGTTGAATATCAACAAGGAGGTAACTAAACTATGCAAACAGCTACAGTAAAACAGATGTTCAAGGACATGGGTTATGAATTTGAAATCATGCCCATAGGAGTATTCCAGGATGTTTCAGACAAACAGTTTAAGATTAAAACACTGGATAGTTCTGGAACAGAAGTTTGGAAACTAATAACCAAGATTGTTAGAAAACCATCTGCGTTAAAAATGGAAGTCAGAACTACCAACAATAAACTGTTCTGTTCTCCAGATCATAAAGTCTTGGTAAAAAACAATCAAACAAATGCTTCTTTCTATGAAGAGATAGCAGTGTTACTAGGGAATGAATCTTCATTTAAAATAAGATCAAAACAAGGATGGGAAGAATTTTCTATTATTCAACATAAAGACAATCTTCCAATTGCAGATTTTGAAGTTGAAGAAGAACATTCTTACCTAAGTGATGGTTTAATGTCACATAACACAATTTATGGTGATCCCACAACTGTACCAGGAGGAAAAGCACTTCCTTACAATGCAAGCATAAGAATCAAACTTGGTGGAGGAGCACAGATCAAGAAAACTGTTGATGGTGAAGAAAGAGTTATAGGAGTTTCAGTAACAGCTAACATCATCAAAAACAGAATGTCTGCACCTTTTAGGAAAATTGATTTTGAAATACATTTTGGTAAAGGGATAAGAGAACATGAACAAGTGTTTGATTATCTCAGAACTTGGTGTGACAAACATCAAGATACTCCAGCTAAGTTAGGTGATGTTAAAATAACAATTTCTGGAACAGGAGCTTGGAAAGAACTGAACTTATCAAACATAGTAACAGGAGAGGTATTAGATACAGTTAAGTTTTATAAAGCTGACTTTGCTAACATCTTATACAATCCTAAGTATAAAAAAGAGATGACAGCTTTGATGGACGCTGCTTACCTATGGACTTCTGATGAAGAAGAACACCTAACTCTTGGTGAAGTATTACCAGAAGAAGCTATTGAAGATCCCCTAACGATTTCAACTTAGTACCAACACTGTTAGTATGATGTCATGTCTACCAGAGTAAATCTCAGTTTCAAACAACTAAACCCCAACGCAAAACTCCCAACCAAAGCTTATAACAATGATGTAGGTCTTGATATCTACTGTGACTCTGATGTATCATTACTTCCTATGCAAGTAACAGAAGTTAAAACAGGTCTTGCTTTAGCAGAACTCTGTGCAGAAGAAAATCATACAGTGTCATATGATTCTTATGGTTATCCCGCCTCAGAAATTACTTTAGAAAAAACTTTCTTCTTGAAGGTTGAAGGCAGAAGTGGATTAGCTAAACGTGGAATATTTCCAGTAGGAGGGATCATTGATCCAGGTTATAGAGGTGAAGTAGGAGTGTTGTTAGTAAACATGAATCCTGAACCTATTAAATTTAGCCAAGGTACTAAAATAGCACAACTAGTTCCTTACTTGATTCAAGATATTAGTATCAGTGATATTAAACTAGTAGAACAAGTAACAGAGACTCAAAGAGGATCAAAAGGGTTTGGTAGTTCTGGAATATGAATCTTAGTGAAGATAAAAGAACTATTATTCTCTATGATGGGTTTAACAACTTCATCAGAAATTTTGTTGTTAACGAAGCAATGAATGCTAATGGAGATTTATATGGAGGGGCACTAGGAGTTGTCAGATCTATTAAGAATCTTACTAAACTACTCTCACCAAAACTCTTTGTTGTTGTCTGGGAACAAGGTGGTGGATCGCCAAGAAGGAAAAAAATATTCCCAGAATACAAAGCTAACAGGATCAAAGCTAACAAAGAAGTATTAACAGAAGGATTCAAAACAGACAGAAGTTGTCTTCTTCAAGATGAAGAAACTAAAACAAGACAACTTTTATTCTTGATTAAGGTTCTTGCAAATCTTCCTGTATTACAGATTTATATTCCAGACACAGAAGGTGATGATGTAGTGGCTTTCTTAGCTAAGAGAGAGTTTGCTCAAGATAGTTCTGATAAAATCATAGTATCCAATGATAAAGATTTTTATCAGCTCCTAGATGATCCAAAAGTAAAAATCTATGATACCAGTAAGAAATTAATCATAACTAAACAAGATGTTGAAAAAAACACTGAGATTACTCCTAGAAACTTTGCTCTTGCTAAATCCATTATAGGAGATACTAGTGATAACATACCAGGAGTTCCGGGTTTGGGATTTAAGACTCTATCAAAAAGATTCCCTCAGTTTCTTGATTCAACTAGAGACATTGAGATTAAAGAAGTTATAGAATATGCTAAAGCTAGTATAGTTGGAGTAAAAAAACCTCTGAAGTGCTATGAAGAAATAATCAATTCAGAAGAAACTATCAAAAGAAACTGGCAATTGATCTACCTTGATACAAACGTGTTTTCAGCTTCTCAGATTGAAAGAATCAAATACAAAGTAGAAGAGTTTGTACCAAAAATGGATTATCTAGAGTTTTTAAAATGTTACTCAGCAGCTAGTTTGCCTATCAACCAAGAAACCAATCAAATTACCGCTGATTTAAAAACTTTACTCAAATAAAATAACAAGATATAGGATTTTTTTCATCAGTCAGATTCTTATATCTTACCCACTCTTGACTGTTGACTAATAAAAAACCATGATAACAACAGAAGAAAAACAAAACAACAATAATGATATGTTTAAACACCTTGGAAGACCCTTTCAAGAAAAAGTAGTACAAGCTCTGGTATCAGATAGAGTTTGGGCAGCAGGTTTCGTAGATTTGTTTGAAGTTGAAAAAACCTTAGAGTATGTTGATTTAAAACTTATAGCAGAATCACACATCAACCACTTTAAAGAATACAAAGAGTTTCCGTCTGTAGAATTACTTGCTTCAATTCTAAGAGATAAACTTAAAGCAGATCAAGATGATTCAATTAGAGAGAAAGTAATCACTCAGATAAAAAGAATTGTTACCAACAAAGATGTTGGTGATTTAGACTGGGTTAAAGAAAAAGCTTTTTCTTTTTGTAAAAAACAACAGATTAAACAAGCTTTGTTAGAATCAGCATCCTTGATTGAAGATGAGGGAAGTTATGACACCATTGTCTTGAAAATGAAGAAAGCTATTTCTGCTGGAATTCCAGTAAGTGATGGATTGGACTATAACAATGATATTGATGCGCGTTATTCTGAAACTTATAGAAGATGTGTGGCAACAAGAGTTGAACAGTTAGATCAAAAAAACATTCTTAATGGAGGATTAGGTGGTGGAGAACTAGGAATAGTTGTTGCAGTATCAGGAGCAGGTAAAAGCCACGTACTTATTCATTTTGGAGCTCAAGCTTTACTTCAAGGAAAGAACGTTCTTCATTATACCCTTGAGTTGAATGAAAGAATTACTGGTATCAGATATGACTCACATATAACTCAGATTAGTTCTACAGACTGTCTTGAGAAGAAACAAGAAATCAAACAATATTTTGAAGAATTTGGTTCAAATCTTGGTAAACTTAGAATAAAACATCTTCCTCCCAAGTCAACCAATGTTAATACACTTAAAACTCACATGGAGAAGTTGAAATTAAAAGACTTTGTTCCAGATCTTATCTTGGTTGACTATGTTGGTATCATGAGAAGTTTGAACAAGTATGAACTACTAAGACTTGAACTAAAAGAAGCTGTACAAGACTTAAGAGATTTAGCAGAAGAACTAGATATTCCCATCTGGACTGCACTGCAATCAAACAAAGATGGAGCCAACAGTGACATAGTTGACATGACAAACCTAGCAGAAGGTTTTTCGCAAGCTCAACCTGCTGATGTTATCTTGGGGTTATCAAGAAAACAAGAAAATAAAAAAACTGGTTTCGGGCACCTGTTCATTGCCAAAAACAGGGCAGGTATTGATGGAATACTTTACAAGATGCACTTGGATACTGCAAAAAGCACTCTGACACTTTATGATTCAGATCATAAACCAGAGCAAGATGCAGTAGAACAAGTAGGAAAAACGATGAAGACAAGTTCTGCTAACTATCAAGCAAAAAACAACTTCACAAAGACAGTAAAAAACAATGAAGACTACTTCAGAAAAGTATCATAATAATCACCTCTATGTCACTAATCACCGGGAGATCCACCTATAAACCTTTTTTATATTTTTTATGTTATTTTTTTGAATTGGCAAACATAGTTAGATAAAATGCAAGAACGTATAGATCATCAAGGTAAAAAATATGGCAAATTAACCGTTTTATCTTTCTCTCATTCTGACAAACATCGTCAATCCTTTTGGTTTTGTTTATGTGATTGTGGAAATAAATGTGCAGTAAATCTTTCAAGATCATTAGATAGAAAAACAAAATCTTGTGGTTGTTTGAGAGGAGATAAAGAAATAAGAAAAAAAATTAATGAAAAAAGAGCGAGCAACATAACAGAAGAAAGTTTAAAATTAGTTTTTTATAAAATGAAATATGGATCTTATAAGTTAAGACATAAGAGAAAATTTGGTAATGAAATTTTTCTGAGTTTAGAAGAATTTATCAAAATAACAAAAGATCCATGTAAATATTGTGGGCAACTGTATTCAATAAAATTTCATTCTTGTTACAAACAAGACGGAACAGTAAAAATATATACAAAAAAACAATTATCATATATAAAACTTAAAAATGTTCATATAGAACTTAATGGTTTGGATAGGGTAGATAACTTAAAAGGATATTCTTTGAATAATGTTGTTTCTTGTTGTGGACGTTGTAATGGAATGAAAATGCAGCATTCTGTTGAAGAATTTTTCAAACATATTAAAAATATATTTGAATTTAGCAAATTAGGAGAAAATAAATAGTGGGTCTTGTTAACATCCGCAACAATTACAAGCCGTTCATATACGGGAAATGTCACGATTTCTGGCTTAAGCAACAACAAGCTCACTGGCTTCCAACAGAAGTACAGATGGGACCTGATATTCAAGACTGGAAACTAAACCTGTCAGAAACAGAAAAACAAGTCATAGCTGGTATTCTTAAAGGATTCATCCAGACAGAACTCATAGTAAATGACTACTGGCAACAAGTATCAAGATGGTTTCCTCATCCTGAGATATCAATGATGGCTTCAACATTTAGTTCTGTTGAATCAATTCATACTGTTGCCTATGCTCACTTAAACGACACTCTTGGCATAGAAGACTATGATGCTTTCTTAACAGAACCAACAGCAAAAGCAAAGATTGACCGTTTAGTATTTGAAGGAACACCTCAGTTAACCAACCTTACATCTCCAGAACAACTTGGAAACATTGCTAGAAGTTTAGCGGTGTTTTCAGGTTTTACAGAAGGAGTCAGTTTGTTTTCTAGTTTTGCTGTATTGTTTAATTTCAGCAGGTTTAATAAACTTAAAGGAGTTGGACAGATAATCAGTTGGAGTATTCTTGATGAATCTTTACATTCAGAAGCAGGTTGTTGGTTGTTTAGAGAACTCATCAAAGAACATCCTGAACTATGGACAGATGAACTAAAAAAACAAATCTATGATGCCGCCAGAATAACGATTGAAATAGAAGACGCTTTTATTGATAAAGTATTTGATTCTGGTGAAGTTGAAGGAATAACTCCCAAAGAAGTAAAAACATTCATCAGACACAGGGCTAATGTCAAACTAGGAGAACTGATGTGTAAAACAAACTGGAAGAACCTAGATCAAGAAGCACTAAAGAACATGAGTTGGTTTGATACCTTGTCACTTGGAGTATCACAACAAGATTTCTTTGCTGGACGTGAAACAGGTTATAGTAAAGGCAGTATAGATTTTTCAATGGAAAAAGTGTTTGGAGAACAACAATGATCGTTACGTTAGAATGGTTAAAATCAGTAGGAGAAGCTCCTGAATGGTGTACGGATGAAAGTTATAAAATACTCTGTGGAGGATATTTGTTGGAAGATGAAACTCCTAAACAGATGTATCAGAGAATATCTTATGCTTCTGCTAAAAGATTAAACAAACCAGAGTTGGGAGAACAGTTTTTTAACCTGTTCTGGAAAAACTGGTTAGGTCCAGCATCACCTGTTTGTTCAAACATGGGAACTGATAGAGGATTACCAATCAGTTGTTTAACGGGTGACACTTGGGTAAATACTGAAACAGGGGGCAAACAAATTAAAGATATTGAAATTGGTGATTTGGTTCTTACCCATGAAGGAAGATATAGAAGAGTTACAAATAAATCTTTTAGGATGTCTGAAAATGATATTTATGAACTTCAGGTTAAAACTAGAACTACAAAAATAAAAATAACAGGAAACCATCCAGTTTTAACTAATTTAGGCTGGATAAGAGTTGATGAACTTGACAGATCTAAACATTGGATTGCAGTTAACAAACAAATTGAAACAATAGAGGAAGGTTATATAATAGATTTATCAACTCATTGCCAATATAAAACAAAAGAAATTAATGGGAAGTTATATAAATCACAAGAAACAAAAGAAACGAAACCCTCAAAACAATTAAAGAATGGAATTGTTTCTTATTATGCCTCCCCTAACCGTTTTATAGAATTCAATGAGGAAGTTGCTTGGGCTATAGGATTATGGTTTGCTGAAGGAAGTAGATCTATAAATAACAAAAAAATGGCAAATGGAATTAGAATAACTGTTAGCCACAAAGAAGAAGAATTTGCTAAACGTTGGATTGAAATATTTCAAAAGTATTTTAATTTAAATGGGAACTATTACCTTTCTGAAGTTGTTAGAAACAATAAAAAAAATAGATGGATTTCTGCTAATATTAATGGTAATATAATTGGCGAGTGGTTTTCAAGAGAATTTGGAGTGGGTTGTAAAAACAAAACATTGCCAAAATGGTTGTTAAATTCTCCTAAATCTGTTTTAAAGGCATTTTTACGCGGTGTTTTAGATGGGGATGGCTCAAAATATAAAACGACAAGTACAGAAAAAATCACTCTTGCTAACCCAGAATTATTGCTAGGAATCTATAATATTTGTTTGAAACTGGGATTAGCAGTTTCAATGCAAATGGAATCAAAGAGTGGAAAGTTATCAAAACAAAGATTTGTCTACTCTCTTAATATTTTTGAAAGTAATCTTTTGGGTAAACAAATTCACAAATCAAACATTGGAATCCAATTTGGAAAAAATCTTTATTGCCCAATAATGAATTTGAAACATATTCCAGATCATAATGAAAATGTTTATGATATTACAGTAGAAGATGATCATTCTTTCTCTGTTTGTGGGGTAGTAGTACATAATTGTTTTGGAGTCTGTGTCCCTGATAGTGTTAATGGTATCATGAGTTCAATGCATGAACTTGGGATGATGTCAAAATATGGTGGAGGGGTTGCCCTGCACTATAATAAAGTTAGAGGAAGAGGAGCAAAGATAAAAGGAAACGGATACTCAGATGGAGTTGTTCCGTTTATAAAAATTCAAGATTCAACTACAGTTGGAATATCTCAAGGAGGTACTAGGAGAGGAGCCTCGGCAGGTTATCTTGATTTAGATCAAACAGATACTCCAGAATTCTTAAAAATAAGAAAACCTCAAGGTGATCCTAACAGACAATGTTTGAACATTCACCAAGCTGTTTGTATCACTGATGAATTCATGAACAAAGTTAAAGAAGGTGATCTTGAGTCTAGAAAACTCTGGTTAGAAATTCTTAAAACAAGATTTGAAACAGGTGAACCATATATTTTCTTTTCTGATAATGTAAACAACCAAAATCCTGAATCCTATAAAAACCTTGGGTTTAAAGTCATAGGAAGCAATATTTGCACAGAAATTGCACTTAAAAGCGACGAGGAGCATAGTTTTGTTTGTTGTTTATCTTCTATGAATCTATCAACTTGGGAACAGTGGAAAGATACAAATGCTGTTCAACTAGCTACTTGGTTTCTTGATGGTGTAATGGAAGAGTTTATTGCTAAAGCAGATACCATTCCAGGTTTTGAAAGATCTGTTAAATTTGCTAAGAAGTCTAGAGCTCTTGGTTTAGGTTGTGTAGCTAAAGGAAGTAAAATTGAAGTTATTGATACAGTAGAAATTAACGGTAAAAACTATCTTTTAGAGGATGATATTGTTGTTGAAAACAAAACTTTCAAAGTTAGAGAAATTATAAATCAAATTAAATTCTGACTTGGATTGGTAATCTTTGGGTTTCATGATAATTATTTGGATGAAAAAATATTTTATATATGAGATTAAAGATTTAAAAACAGATATGTTTTACATAGGGAGTCATCATGGCACAGTTAATGATGGTTACATATGTTCAAGCACATATTTGAAACCAATTTATAACTCAAGACCAGAAACTTTTGTAAAAAAAATATTGCTAGAATACGAAGAAAATACAATCACAAGAGAACAAATATTAATATTAGAAAGTGAAAAAATCAAAGAATATATTGAAAATTTTGGAAATGATAAAATTTATAATAGGTCTTACAACATATACGGAAATAAAATTTTTAATTCAAAAGGATTAATAAAAATTAACAAAGATGGCAAAGTAAAGATTATTAAACCAGAGAATTTAGATGACTATAAATTATTGGGTTGGAGTTTAGGTTCAAACTACTCTACCACTGCTGGAAAAATAGCAATTAACAATGGTAAAAACAATAAATTTATAAAACAAGAGGAACTGGAAAAATATCTCAATGAAAGTTGGAAACAGGGAACTGTTTCTTTTAAACCTAGATATTGGAAAAGCACTTTAGAAAAAATAGCAATTAACAATGGTAAAAACAATAAATTTATAAAACAAGAAGAATTAGAGAAATACCTGGAACAAGATTGGGTTAAAGGGAGTTTTCAAACCAACAAAAGAACTGAATGGATAAAGTCCAATCTTGATTGTTCAACAAAAATTAATAAAGATGGTAAAAGTTTGAGAATAAAACAAGAGGAACTGGAAAAATATCTCAATGAAAGTTGGAAACAGGGAAATGGATATTCTACCACTGCTGGAAAAATAGCAATTAACAATGGTAAAAACAATAAATTTATAAAACAAGAGGAACTGGAAAAATACTCGGAACAGGGTTGGATTAAAGGATTCAAAATGTCCGATAAATTACACGGAAAGGGTTGTAAAAGTTCCGTTTTTGGTAAAATAAAAATCAATGACGGAAAAATAGAAAAATATGCTAATAAAAATGATCTAAATCATTTTTTGATTAATGGTTGGAAAGTTGGAAGAATAAAATGATAAAAAAATTTGATGTTCAAAATTTGAAAATTGTGTTAAAAACAAAAGAAATCAAAATTGAAGAAGCAATACCTGGGCAAATGGTTTTAGCTTATGATATAAACAATAAAAAAAAATGTTTTAGACAAATAACAGAAACACATAAACCAATAGTAAAAAAAGAAAATCAAATTAAAATTCAAACTAAAAGTGGCACTGAAATTATTACTTCTAAATGGCATCCAACCTTGGTTTCCAAGGTTAAAAACATGAAATATATCAGGGCGGATCAAATAAAAATAAAAGATAGTTTGGTTGGTGACTCAAATACAAATGACCATGTTGTCAGCATAGATTTAAATCCAAATATTAATGAAGAATTTATAGATTTAACCGTTGAAGAACACCATAATTATTTCACAAAGACAACAGGTACTAAAAAAGTTGTTATTCATAACACAATGGGTTTTCATACTCTTCTTCAAGAAAAACAGATACCTTTTGACAGTTTTGATAGTTTCAGACTAAACAATCAAATTTTTAGACACATAGACATAGAAACTCAAAAAGCTACTCAAGATCTTGCAAAAGAATATGGTGAACCTGAATGGTGCAAAGGATTAGGAATAAGAAATACTCACAGAATAGCACTAGCACCAACAGTTACAAACGCTATCATATCTGGAAACGTAAGTCCTTCTGTTGAACCTTGGACCGCTAATGCTTTTGCACGTAAAACAGCAAAAGGTACATTCATCCACAGAAACAAGACACTAGAAAAACTACTTGAGTCAAAAGGACAGAACACAGAACAAGTCTGGAACTCAATAGTTGCTAAAGAAGGTAGTGTCCAGCATTTAACCTGTCTAACAAAAGAAGAGAAAGAAGTATTCCTAACTGCTAGAGAAATTAACCAATTTGTTATAGTAAAACTAGCCGGACAAAGACAACAATACATTGATCAAGCACAAAGTATTAACCTGTTCTTCCCTAGTAATGTTGATCCAAAATACTTCCATGAAGTTCACATGTTAGCTTGGGAACAACAACTTAAAACACTTTACTACTGTAGAACAGGCAGTGTTCTAAAAGGTGAAGCTGGAACAAAAGAATATAAGAGAGAAGCAGAGGAGTGTAAAGCTTGTGAAGGCTGAACCAGTACAAAAAGATAAGAGCATTAAATCTATTAGAAAATCAATGTTTAGTTTTTGTGAATTCAAAGATAACTTTGCACAAGCAAAAGATGAGGTTGTATCAGAAGGAACAGATAGACCAATTGTACTAGAAGAAGATGCTGATAAACTAACAGTAGAAAAAATTAATATTTTATATGATTGGTACAAAAAGAAAACCTATGGAGTTACCGAACCACTTAAACTACCAATTAAAATGATTCTAATAGGTGGAGAACCAAAAGAAGATAGGGGAAGAGTAGCAAAATATGCTTACATGACAAAGGAAGAATCACCATTCTGGAGATTTATCTATCCAGGCAGTACACGCAAAGAAGAAGATCTGCCAGAAGTTGCTAAACAAAATTTTCATCTGTTACTTGACAAAGAAATACAAGAAATAAAACACTATGTTGATTTCAATATTAAAAGCATTCAAAAAGAATTAACACTACATGAAGATTTTAAGTTAAAACTTAGTAAATTTGAATAGTTAAACAATATGAATCTAAGTGAACTTATTTTTATTGATGAAGCACTAAACTTACAAAACTTAGTGAAAAGTGATCCTGAAATAACAAAACTTGCAGCTACAGTCGCAACTGCTAAGTTTAATCAATGGGTGCCAGGGAAAAATGGTCAACCTCAACCAATTGTTAATGATGATAATAGAGTGATGGCATTTATTGATGGTTTGAGAGCTTATATTAAAAGGGAAGTTATTAATCAGAAAGCTACTGCTGTTGGTTTGTTAAAGAAAACAGCAATGCTTCAACCTCCTCAACAACCTGCAAAAACTGTTACACAAAACCAAGGCACACCTCCTCCTTTACCAAAACAACAAAACCCTCCACCTTTACCACAATCTAAAATGAGTGCTGCAAAAATAGGTGTAAACCCGTTCGGTCAAACCCAAATGGCTCCTGCTCAATAATTAACTTCTGTGAAGTTGTTATTATCTGAATCAAAACAAGCATTAATAAACATTGGATATCCAGAAGTAGTAGCTTCTTTGTTCTATCAAAAATTTGGTGAACTGGGGTTTATTGTTGGAAAATGGTATAAAGATTTTAGTGTTTATCATAGTCCTGAAGATATGAAAAGACTTAACATCAACTGGTGGAGATATTATCATACAAGTTCTGGGAGAAAAACAGATCTTAATCTTCTGGTTGAGTTCTATGAAGCAGCTAGAAAATCACTAGAAGATTATAATATAGTCAGAGAAAAGAATGACTTTAGGAAGCTAACTCTAGGTGAGTTTGATCAAACTGAAACACTTAAATTAATCAAAGAAAGTCTAGCAAGAAATCTTTTTGAAAAACTGTTTTTCACAAGACCAATAATAAAAGGTGTTTTGTCTGGTGAAATCAAAGACATGAAACCTTATAAAGATCTTAGTTATAAAGAAGCAAACTATGCTTATGAAACAAAGAAAATCTTTTCTGAAAAAACACCTATAAAAACTTATAGGAATGGTTGGCGTTGGATTAATGTTGGACAAACTTGTGATATAGTAGGTCATAAAATGAAGAACTGTGGATCAACAGGAGTTATGTCTATGGACAAAGACAGAACAATGATAACACTGTTTGATCCGTCTCAAAACCCTCATGTTGTTGCTACGTATTCTCCTAATGAAAAAAGATTATCTGGTGTTGAAGGTATAGGAAGCAGTGAACCAAAACTAGAATATTCAAAATACATCATAGATCTTGTTAAGATATTAAAAGTTGAATATGACTGGGATAAATCAAAATCAGGATATCTCTCAGTGTTCTTCCGCTTAAGACATCTTGTAAAAAATTTTAAAGAAGTTTATAAAGACACTTATAATAACTATTTTAGTTTTAACTTCAATGGTCAGCCTTGGTTTGCATCAAAATATCACGTAGCAACCAAAGAGTTTGTAATGTCTAAGAAAACCTCCCCAAAAGAAAAACTACCAGTTACACTGCAAAATGCTTTTGGTCCTTATATGAGAGGGGTTGAACGTCAGGAAACTGATCAAGTTATGAGTATCTTTACTTTTGTTAAAAACAACAGTCCAAAACCTGCTATTTCCGAACAACAACAAACTGTCCAGTTTTTCCAATTGTTATTTACAGGTTGATCTGACCTGTAGTACAATCTTGTTTATGATGATGAAGAACAACAATAACAAGTGTGTTGACGTTATACTAGGTTTACAATATGGTGATGAGGGCAAAGGAAAGTTTATAGATGCTCTGTCAAAGAACTATGATGTTATAGTCAGGTTTCACGGTGGTGAGAATGCTGGACATACTCTAGTAGTAGATGGTAAGAAACATGCTTTACACCTACTCCCTTCTGGAATATTAAATCCTGATGTAATAAACGTCATAGGTAATGGAGTGGTAATAAATCTTGACACTCTTAAAAAAGAAATAGAGTTGTATGGAGGACCAGCAGGTTTTGTTGGTAGATTGTTCATATCAACCAAAGCTCATGTTGTGTTTGATAAACATAAAAGATCAGATTTGTTAGTTCACCAAGCAACCATTGGTACAACAGGTAAAGGAATAGGTCCTTGTTATGCTGACAAGATGCTAAGAACTGGTTTAAGAATGGAAGAGATGGATGAAGACTATTTTAGACCTTTTATCTGTGATACAGTCCAACTGTTACAAAGACTAGTATCTGAAGGTAAATCTATCTTACTTGAAGGTGCTCAAGGAACAATGTTAGATATTGATCACGGAACTTATCCTTATGTAACTTCCAGTAACACTACAATAGGAGCTTGTTTAACAGGAACAGGATTAAACCACAAGAATATCAGAAAAGTATTTGGAGTAGTTAAAGCTTATACCACTAGAGTAGGTGAAGGCCCATTTCCATCTGAGATATTTGGAGAAACAGAAAAAGCTCTGAGAGAACAAGGAAATGAGTTTGGCACAACAACTGGAAGACCTAGAAGAATAGGTTGGTTGAACCTAACAGAACTAGATCAAGCTGTTAAACTAAACGGAGTTGATGAGATCTTCTTAACTAAAACTGATGTAATAAACACAGTTTTGCCAGATAGTTTCAACTATAGAAACGGAGAAGGCACAACCTACGTAGCTCTACATAAACAATCTCTTGTTGGTTTTGTCAGAGAGCTAGTTGAACAAGAACTAGGTGTTCCAGTTACTAAAGTTTCATATTCTCCTAGACGTGAAGATATTTGGAGTTATTTATGATAATTTTTCTCTTGGAATAATATATCCTTCAATTGTTTTTAATCCAAGTTGTTTTGCTTTCCAAAGTCTGTGTAGACCATCAGCAATAAACAAATTATTATCAGGATAAGAAATCACAAGTATTGGATATGAAAGATCAGCTTTCATAGATCTTTCAACAAACTCTGGTGAGCCTATTGGTTCATCTGCTGATGTATCAGGATCTGTTAATAAGTGATCTAGTTTTTCTAATGGAATTTTTAGTGGCTTTGTTTGTTTTGCTATTTCCCATATTTCAGGGACGGGCCATTCTCCCGAATCATCCCCAAAAGTTTGATCATGAAAATTCTCATTAAAAATAATTTTGCTTAAAATTTTATCGTCCATAAACATACATAACTGCGGTTAGGATTCCATTCTCAAATTCAAGTGAGTTTATCTCTTTTCTCTTAATAAAAAACATACCATCTTTAATAGATTTAAAAACCCTTGTTCTAGCTCTTAGGTTTCCTTCTACCGCTGCTTCAACTAATTTAACTTCCACATCAAGAGCATTAGGTCTTTGTTTAAAAGACAAAGTAACCATCCAATTATTATCTTTGCTAGACTGTGTTTTAACATCAACCAGCTCAAAACTTGAATCTTTCATATCTGCTCCTGGAAACACAGTAGGATTTATGTCAGCTCTTATTAGTTTTTGTTTTAGTTTCTCGGGGTTTGAAAGAATATTATTATTAACAGCAGTAGCTCTATCATTACGATGTTTTTCATTCACAGCACTTGGGTTTTTTATCTGTTTTAGAATCTGAATAAACTTAGATGAGAATATAACTGCTTGTGAATACTCCCTACCAATAAATCTGTTTCCAAGATCACACAGCCCAACATATCCAAGTTTAGTTAACAGAGCAGACAACTCAATAACATGTGAGTTTAAGTTAGTAAAATTCTGGTTCTTGTTTGCTCGTCTTTGATTGATTTTTTCTTGGTATTTCTCTGAGTGTTTTCCTTTTAAAAAATTGTTCAGACCAAACAATAGTTTTTGTGCTGGGTTTGATATGGTTTGTCCTCCTCCAACATCATCATAAGACTGTGATTCATTGTTTTCAGCGTCTGTTTCAATAAAAGCAAATGCATTATGTAAATCAACATTGTTCCTATACATTGACAGGAGTTTTCCTTTGTCTTGTTGGTACTGTTCCTCTGTATATGAGTCCATCACTAGGAGTTTCTCATATTCCTTTAATTTGAAGAATATAACATATTTGAATGCATTTCCATAAGGCAATCCTCCATCGTTTGCTTGGTTAATATTTAAAGCTTGGTCATATACCTCTTTACCATTGATAGGGTAACCATAGATCCCATACGGAGTATTCCAACGTGATCCTGTAAACGGAACTAGTTCCCCTTCATGGTTTGTAAAGTGGATAAAGAAGTTTGGATTAAGATTATCATATCCATATTCAACCAGTTTAAAGTATTCTGACTCTTCAATAGATTTTCTCTGATCCTTTTTATCTACAACAAAAGGATTGTTATCTATAGCACTAAAACCTACAACTGGATTATCTTTTCCATATGGGTTTTTATTAAACTGATCTCTATAATATTTTACTTGTTTTGTGGCTTCATCAAGAAATATTATCTCATGTAACAAACTCATATCAATATTTAGTTAATGCAATGAGATTAAAACGTTGGCTGTTTGAACAAAAGTATTTCCAAGGTAACACACCTGTTGTTCTTAACTCTGGAATATCAGAAGAACAGGTTGTTGCTGTTTATGAACTTATCCAACAAGCTTATGGTCATGTAGGAATGCATGGAAACATTCCTGACATGCATAGTTTATCAAAATATGACTATGTTGTTTTAACAGACACAGATGATGATGATAAACCAAACGTAGCAGTGTTGGGAGAAACCATGAGAAATGGATCTACTAAACTCAGTGTGTTTGCTACAGACGGTAGTTCAGGTGCTAAAGCTTCACTGTTTGACATCTTAAAACTTACTCTCCAGAGAGAAGATACTTGGGCTGAGATACCAAGACAGTTTGCTAGTTTCTTACACTCAAGAGGAGTACCAATGATTGAAGATCAAACAACAGTTATGTTACTTCTTGGTAAGAGGATATTCAAAGGTGGATTTGACTGGCATGGTAATCATAAAAAAGATAATGGTATTGGATACTATACAAGAAACTACTTTGGTACAGATGATACAAGAGCAGTCATGGGAACCATATCACCTGAACTAGTTGAAAAGATAAAAAGGTTTGTTGAGAACCATGGTTAACCTGAAACAGTTTATATTTGAAGTATCCAAAGAACAACTGGAACAAGAGTTTAATCAAACAGTTGAACGTCTTTGGAAAACTGGTGATCCAAACGTGCTCATACACTTCTCAGATCTACCAACAACGTTTGGTATCAATCCTAAATCAACCTGGATGACACCTCTTGGAATCTATGGTTATCCAATAGCATATTTCTCATTAAATGACATCAAAACTCTCAATGTCCCTTATGCAGCAGAAAGAAAATATGTCTGGTTCTTCAAGTTTAAAAACCCTGACAAAATTTGGATATTAAACAAGAAACCAGAATTATCAAACCATATAAAACAACAGTTACTTAAATATTATGGAAAAGAATTAACAGAAGATTATCTTGTATTTTCTGGTGTTTTAGATGAAAAAGAATTTGATGCTTGGTTTTTAAACTTTAGTATTACAGATAAAGATTTATTTTATTTAACCAATAGAATAACTGGAAACAAACCTGCTAGGTGGACAAAGTTTTTCATTGAAGCTGGAATAGATGGAGTTATAGATGAAGGAGAAGGTATCATCCACAAGAATGAACCAACTCAGGGTTTTGCAGTAAACAGTAAAGCTATTGAAGTTTTAGGGGTGTTTGAGAATCCTGGTAGTAAAAATGATCACTTATCAGCTATTTTACGTTGGTTAGACACAGGAATATCTTCTGGTATTTCCAATAAAACAATTCAATTTTTAATTAAATCCACTCAGATAACTCAAGAACTAAAGCAGAAGATATTAGAAAAAATATCAAAAGATTATCTGAGTGGATTTAGCAGATTCCAAGAAATGATTGAAATTGATTATCTTGAGAATCGTAAAGGTGGTTATAAGAAACTTGGATGGTTGAGACAACCTTTTTTTGATGCTGCTAAACATTGGTTAATAAATGTAAAAAACATAGAAAAACTAATTTATAATGTACCAGAAGAGTTTGTTGGTGATGAATCACTACTTTTATCTAAAAATTTTCAATACACCGTTAAAAGAATAATAAAAGAAATTGAACTAATGGATCTTGATAAAGGAGTTCCCGGTGATTTTGACCCTGAGTATCTTCCTCCTCATGATAAAAAAGTATATCAACTCCTAAGACCTCTCTTAGATAAGTTTCCCAAATAACTAATCTTATATGAAACCACTATTGTCCAGATTGATATTCACTGAGGAAGAAGAAACTCTTGAGGAGTTTAATGCTGTTGGTGCTGGAGGAATGTCAGGATTTAATACTCCTTTGTTAGTTAAGGGTAAGAAACAGAAGAAATTTATGGTTAAAAATCATGGAACTAAATGAGTTTATATTTGAGGCTTCTAAAGAACAAACACAACAAGAGTTTGATCAATTTGTTGAAAAACTATGGGTTACTGGTGATCCAAACATACTAATGCATTTTTCAAGTTATTCTGATGTATTTGGTATAAATCCTAAATCAACTTATCTAACACCTCTTGGAATCTATGGTTATCCAATATCACATTTCTCACTTGAAGATATTAAAAAATTTAATCTCCCATTTGCAACAGATAGACCTTATGTCTGGTTCTTCAAGTTTAAAAACCCTGACAAAATTTGGATATTAAACAAGAAACCAGAGATATCAGAAAAAATAAAAGAATTCTTAAAGAAAGTATACCTAAAACAACTAACAGAAATCATAGTTGAAAAATGGGGTGATCCAGATCCAAACTATTTTGATCAATATTTTAAACGCCTTATTCCAGATGATAAAGAACTGTTTTATTTGACTAACACACTAACAGAAAACAAACCCGCTAGATGGACTAAATTATTTATTGATACTGGAATAGATGGAGTTATAGATGAAGGAGAAGGGATTATACACCAACATGAACCAATCCAAGGATTTGCTGTTAACAACAGAGTTATTCAGGTATTAAAAATATTTAACAATCCCAAAACCAAAAAATCAAAAATAGCTGATATAAAAGATTGGGTTGAAAGTGGAGCTGATAGTTTATACAGGAGAGCAATTCCGTTTTTGATTCATTCAAGAGAAATAACTCCTGAAATGAAACAGAAAATAACAGAAAACTTGTTTCGTAACCAACGTATATATGCTATTTTATATGAAGCAATCTATGAAGATTATCTGTTAGGATCAAATGCTTACAAAAAACTTGGTTGGTTGAAAGATCCATTTTTTAACGCAACGAGAAACTGGTTAAAGAAAACAAATTCAAATGATAGTTTTTTAAGAATAAATAAAATTTTTCACTCTGTTATAAACAATGTTCCTGATGAGTTTGTTAATGACGAAACATTATTACAGAATCATAATTTTCAAATTATTGTTAAAAGAATAATAAAAGAAATTGAATATGTAAACACAGATTTTGGAGCTTTTTTTGAACCAGATGAAATTATAAATGAATACGACAAACACACGTATAAACTTCTAAGACCTCTCTTAGATAAGTTTCCCAAATAACTAATCTTATATGAAACCACTATTGTCCAGATTGATATTCACTGAAGAAGAAACTCTAGAAGAGTTTAATGCTGTTGGTGCTGGAGGAATGTCAGGATTTAACATTCCTTTGTTAGTTAAGGGTAAGAAACAGAAGAAGTTTACAGTTAAGAAACAACCATGACACCTGAAGAGTTTAGACAAGTACCAGAGATACAATCAGGTGAATACAAACAGATCTATAACTGGATTGATAAAAACCTTCACTATATTTCCGCTGGGGTTACAAGGGCTGTTTATGATCTTGATATAGATGATCAACAATATGTTGTCAAAGTTTTAATTGTTGGAGAATATAGTGGCAGAACTTCAGCTAACAGACGTGAAGTTGACAACTATGAATGTCTTGGTAAAGAATATGCTGCTGAGATAATAGACTATGACAAACAACATTTCTACTGGATGATCATGGAAAAGGTTGAAGTGTTGGAACCTGAATACTTTATGAGAGCTATCCAGCAAACACTGTTTGGAGATAGTTCAATCTTAGCTGTACCACAAGAGTTTGATCAGTTCATCATGATGAACTTGTTAACCAACAGACCTCATACAAGATATATTCATGACAACCTCTATAAAGTTAATGATTGGTATCGTGGTTTGTATGATAGGGTTAAGAGATGTCGGATTCAAGCTTCAGACTTAGGTTCTGATAACTGGGGTTTTAGACAAGGCTCTGACATTCCAGTTTTAATTGATTATTCATACAACATCAAGTCAGAACAGCAGTTGGTTAGATTTACATCATTCTGTTTCTGACAGTATAATACCTGTCAATGAACAGAGAAGAATATCAGTACCTTGATACTATAAGAAACATAGTTGATTGTGGAATACGATCCAATGATAGAACAGGAGTAGGAACCAAGTATCTGATAGGTCAGACATTTAAATATGACTTATCAGAGAACAAGACTCCTATCTGGACAACCAGGAAAATACCTTGGAAGAATCAAGTATGGGAACTAATTTGGTTTTTAAGAGGACAAATAGATGTTAAATGGTTACAAGACAGAGGAGTAAATATCTGGAACAGTTGGGTTAAGGAAGATGGTACTATTGGTCCTGGTTATGGAAAACAATGGAGAAGATGGGAAACATTTGACTCTAGTCATTCAGTGTATTCCAGTATATCAAACCAACAATTCCATCCAAAAAAACCCATTGATCAGTTTAGTTTGTTGATTGAAGGAATAAAACAAAACCCTGATTCAAGAAGACACCTAGTAACTCTTTGGAATCCAGCAGATGTTAATCAATGTGTTCTTCCACCTTGCCATGGTGATATAATACAGTTCATAGTTGAAGACAAAAAATATCTTCACTGTATTCAATACCAAAGGTCAGCAGATTTTATTCTTGGTTATTGTCCTTGGCAGTATGCTTTATTAACAAACATAGTTGGAAGATTAACAAACCTAGAACCGAAATCACTAACAGTTACAGTGGGAAACTGCCATGTTTATAACAACCATGTTGAGGGAATATCTACTCTCCTAACAAGATCACCTAAGCCATTTCCAGCTCTTACAATGTCATCGGATATTAAAACCGTGGAAGATATAGAGAATAGTATTTTAGACGACTACAAGCTCGTAGGATATGAACCTGATAGTTTTATCAAGTTTCCTATAGCAGTTTGAGTTAGTAATATTGTTTGGCAATATTCTCATCAAAACCATAGTCAAGTAAGACTATTTTCCCATCAGCAGTTTTTCCCCAATGATCTAACTCCAACAAATCACCATAAGATAAAATTTTTGATATTTCAACAATTTGTTTACCTTGAATTGTTTTCATTAGTTGTTTAGTCCCTCTTGATTCACCAGTTCTTTCAAAATGAATTAATTCATTTAGTTCATATTGTATTTTATTTACTATTTCTGAATTAACAGTCATTTTTCTATTTCTTAACCAATCTTCAAGATAGTGAGTTAAAAATGATTTATTATCAATGAAAGTCATTATTTCTAATTCAAGGCTACTAAAAGTAAAATAATTGATTTTCTTTTCTACTAAACCATCTGATATTATTTGTTTTATATTAGCTTTAATTTTATCAGGTAAAGATTCCCCTACTAATATATTTTTAATATCAATACCAAAATAGTTTGTAATTTCATCCCAATTTTTGACGGGTCTTACAAGTTCAGATACAAGATAATATCCTTTTGGGTGTATTCTAAAAACTTTACTAAGAACATTGGGAAACTGAGATGATATTTTTGCTTCAAGTTGGTTTTGTTCTATTCCAGCACCAATATCTTTTTTTTGATCATGAGCTAATTTTAATACTTTTTTTGAGTCAAGTCTATAAACCAATCTTGAACTACCTTGACCCATAAAGGTATCAGGTTTAAAATACTGTGATACATAGTTTTCTGCGTCTACACTTCTATAGTTTTTAGCATACATCTGATCTAGAGTTTGAAAACTAAATCCCTTTGGTTGTGCTTCAAAAATTAGATCAACAAAAAATGACATGTTAGTGGTTATAGATATTCCTGAAATCTGATTCTGTAAATACTTGAGAATGATAGTCAAATAAAACCGGATTCATGATTCCACTACCATATATTGTTGTTGAACAGTGGTTTTCAGTTATAAAACTATCAGTTGATCCAGAAGGACAGATATGTCCTAATCCTAGCCAATGTCCTATCTCATGAAGAACAATAGCCTGTCTTGTATTAGAAGGTCTCGGAAACACTCTTGAGTGATCAATAAAAACAACATTGGATCTTCGGTGACACAGACCAATAACATGACTTGAAGGATTAATATTAACCCAGTTTTTAATCAGAAGATTACAACTGTCAAAAGTATTAACTTCTGTTTTAATAACTGGAAGTATTCCTAGTCGGGGTAGTTCCCTTTTAATACCTTCAACATAATCTGATAGTTCATATAAAGGAAAACTGTTATCAAAACAAAACACTCTTATATTCATCAGAGTTGCAACCTTGCCAGGACGTGGTATAATCAGAGTTGTTGCACTACAACAGAGAACCATAACAGATAAAAACAGTAGTGTTAGAGTCCTCATAAAAATAACTATAAACATATGCGCGAAGACATGTCAAAAGTTTTAACTGAACGTCCAAGATCTAAAGGTTGGGATCGTGGGTTTGAACGAAACAAAGAACGTTCTGAAGATGACTTTCTTGAAAAAGAAAGTATGAAACTAAGACACAAAGACAGAAAATCTTTCTCTGATTTACTTGGTCCTTTGTACCGTTTTGTTGATTCTAAAGTTGGAAAACCTTGGAATGATGTATTTTCTGAAATATGTCAACACATCAAACCAAAATCAACACTTCAACTACATGTTCTTGGACATCTAAAACATATTGTTTTAACAAATGTAATAGTTGAAGGTGAGTTTATCAGAAGACCAACAGATAAACAATATTTGAACGTAACGTCTTATAAAAAATACAAACTTTATTACGTTGATCCAACAACTGGAATACTCCGTAAAGCTAAGATCTTTCCATACGAACAACCAAAGAAAGAAACTACTGTTGTTTCTAATGGTATGATTCAATACAGACTTGTAAACAAAGTCTGGTATGTTCTTGAAATAGCTTATCTTCCACTTGTTGAAACAGTAGTTATAAAACTTTCTAACGGAACTGAATCAACCAGAGAACATCAACCTGGATATGATGAGTTTCTATGCTCATCACTTGAAACTCTAACTAAACTAGGTTACATCAAAGATGCATTTGGGAAACAAAACAACGGCTATCCATTCCAATATGGAACCAAGTTTAAAACAATAGCACAATGGTTATATGGTAATTCAAATTATTATTGCAAAGCCAAATATCCAGCCGGTAAAAAACATCTCAAGATAATAAAACAAACAATAGGAACAGACAAATATGATCAATCAATCAAACTATAACGCAGAACTCTGAATACAACCTGAACAAAAACTCTATGTGGTAACTCACTCAGAACTACCACCACAGTATCAAATTCCTCAAACAATGCATGTTGTTGCTGAATTTGCTGCTCAATATCATGAAGAATATAAACAATGGTATAAAAGTTCTAATTCTGTTATCAGTCTAGCAACTAAGACAGAACAAGAACTATATCAACTAAAAGATAAACTAGAATCTAAAAGAATTAAACTTGTAGTGTTCAGAGAACCAGACATTGGTGGTTTTATCACTGCAATAGGGTTAATACCTGGACCGTTAAACAAGAAGTTATTAAGTAACCTACCACTAGCAGGTAAAGTATTACCTGATGTTGAACTAGTAACAGAACGTTTAAAACAACGTAAGAATATTGTCTATGAGATGTCTCAGTGTTATCAAGACAGAGAGAATACTCAGACTATTCTCCAACATGGTCATGCTGTTTACCAACAGTTGTTAAAATTAATAAACAATCCAGAAAACCTTCATGGATTAAAAACCTTAACAACAGAACAAGTTTGCATCCTCAGAGACAAGGTGCTAGAGTTGGATGCATGGACGATTGAATCATATACAGTTATGCATGACATGGGAAAACCTTTCTGCAAACTAGGTGATAGTTTTCCAGACCACGCAAACAAGAGTTTTGAATACTGGAACAAGATTAGTACAAATAAAACTGTTGGAGAACTAATCAAGAATGACATGTTGTTCCACACGGCCAGAACCAAAGAAGATATATTTGATTCAGGTTTAACTGATAACATTCTAGCAACCTTGGCACTAACAGCAGTAGCAGAGTTACAGTCAAATGCTATAACACTGTTTGGTGGTTTTGATTCTGATTCCTATAAGATTAAAAGAAAGAGACTAGAGAAGAATATTAAACTTCTCTTAGAAAGACTATAACATGAGAAGAATATTTTTTGACATTGATACACAGCATTATTTCTTTGACTCTGAATTCTTGGTCCAAGAGAGAAGAAACGTTGGTTATTTAACTGACTATGCAGTTAAAGAAAGATATCAGATAGTTGGAAGCGTTGAAACACATGATTTTACTAGCTGGTGCTTCTATACCAATCCTCATAAGTCTTCAACAGGTCAGAAACAATACAAGAAACCTTTTTGTATCAAAGGAACATATGATTGGCTGAAAGTAACAGATTTTCCAGAGAAAACACTAATAGTTCCAGATGTAAATTTTGGACTGTTTAGTTTTTCAGAACTATTAAAGAAACCAGAGTATGCGTTTACGCAAGCTTTTTATTTTGAGAAACAAATCAATTTAGCTGAGTGTTATTGTTTTAACACTTGGATGTATCAACAAGTACAACAGCCAATAGTTGATGATCAAAGTTCTGATCAACTAGAGTTTATTCTTTATGGCGCACATGAAGGATTGTTTAACTGGTTGCCAGGACTGATAACTTGGATTGACAATCTTAAAACAAGAAAAACTGATGTAAAAATCAACATAGTTCTTGTAAAAGATGCTCTTGATATCATGGAGTCAAAAGTTGAACAACAGTTACAAACTACTTTGAGTTTAAAAGAACCAGAAGAATTAACTACTTGGTTAACTACAAACAACATTGAACTAAAAACAACTGTTGAGGTAACAGGTAAAAAACCTAAACTCACTAAGTTCAAACGAGGAACAGGAAACGTGGTACCAATAACATGAATGATCAAACAAGTCAGTTGCAAGAGTCACTAGAGTCTGATAGTCTGAGTACAGAGAAGAAAGATAACAAAACAATGGAAACACAAAAAGTTACTAACAAACACGAAATCAATGGTTGCCCTGTAAGATTCACATACCTTGAAGACTGGAAAGAACCACGGAGAGTTCTTACAGTTGCAAGACTAAAACAAGGTGAAGATATTCACGTTTCTGTTTCTGTCTGCGCCCCGACAGATCAGTTTGAGAAAGCTAAAGCAAGAGCTATTTGTGAAGGTAGACTTGTTAAACATCTAGAAACTGGTAAAGGTGACTATGCATTCTCAATCAAGATGCAAGACACTGGTGAACAAGAGTCAGAAACAGAAGCACTTCTTGAGTTGATTGCTGAAAAACTTCCAAAAACAGCTACTTCTGTTATCAGAACAGCCAAAGAAGGTACATTCAGAAACAGTCCAGATCCAGGTTTTAGTTTTACTTACTGAACACATACAGTTTAGTGTAAAACTCATATACTAGTCAGATGTTACTACTCCTAAAAATATACGTTCTTAGTTTGTTAGTTGATCTGGCTCCTTCAAAACCTATCTCACAACTACAACCTTGGGCCGATAACATAGCTCAAGAAACATTTAACCATAATCAACAACTGCAAGTTTGTTCTATGCACAACATAGTTCCTCTTGCAGTTGTTGGTTTCTGTGAAACAGGTTTTAGAGGACCAGAAGTAAGACACGTAATAACCTATGGTCTTTCCTGTTGTACTTCCAGTTTTAAAACTCTAAACCAAGCAACTATCCTAGCTTCAAAAATCTTAACAACAGCAAGAAGACGTTGTGGTCCTAATCTTCAAAAAATATTAGGTTATTACCATTCTGGTGCTTGTAGAAGAGATGGTTACTCAGACATGGAAGCTAGAATAGCCTATAATCTTACCAGGAGACACCACAATGTATTACATTGAAACTCAACGACTATTTAACAAACTTGAACAACTAAAGAAAAAAACCTATCTAATTCATAGATTAAAACTGGAATACAACACCAGACAAGACTTGGTCATACTTGCACGAGTTGTTTTAACCTTTAGTCAAAAACAACTAGAAGCTTTAGAAAAGAAACTAGTTGAATATAAAAACTACAATCCTCTAGTAAGACTTGTACTAACTAACCATCTCAAAGAGACATCTTCTTTAATAAAAGAACAGTTGATGAATTCTATCAACCCAGAAAAAAATAGAAAACGCATTAAAGAAGAATATTATAATTTTGGTTCTGAAAGATTTGATCTTAAAATAGATGAGCATGGAATGGTGAATTTTGAACCCCTTCTAGATAAAGATATTCCAGATAGACTTAAAACCTAACCATCAGTGTTCAATTGA